TACTTCTGTCGCTGTACCTGAATTTGTTCCAGGACCAGTTGCAGTGAATACAGTTCCGAGTTCATTATCAGCTGCCCCAATATCAGTGAAATCAGTGGTAGCACCTGCATATACAGAACCGTAACCTTTACCCGGACCAGATGCGGTGAATACAGTACCGATATTGTTTGACGCAGCGCCAAACCCAGTGAAATCTGTTCGAGTAGTTGCTATACCACTTCCAGTACCAGTACCAGTTCCATTCGCCTCAAATGTTGTACCAAAATTACTATTTGCAGCGCCCAATGCGACCCAATTTGTGTTACCTGCTGCAGCAATGGTATAACTCCATCCGCTTACCAGATTAGTAGCAGCCACATTAGATACTGGACGAGAAGCGATTGTATATTGCACTCCATTAACCATGTTAGCTGCACTTACAGTTGCGCCTGATCCAATACTAACAATAGTGTACTGCGTATCAGTAACAAAAGCACCTGCAGTGACTAGGTCACCTGCTGTACTACCTGCTAATGAAGAAGCATATATTGCTAAACGACCATTAACATTTGCTGCAGTTATGCCAGTTATATCAGCATCATTGATTAAAGTTACAAGGTCGGCAACTGTAGTTATTTCTGCCACCAATGAGAAAACATGGTCATTGATAGTAAAAGTGCTACCAATTGCCATAGAGATAAGTGATGTTGTACCATTGGCTACTGATATGATATCTGCCCATTCAGAACTACCTAACTTTACCCAAGTGTTATCCTGTGTCTTATAAAAAACAGTATTACTATTTTCTAATACTACAACAGCGTAATTTCCTATCTCGCCATAAGAATCCTCAGGTATATAGGAAATTGTATCTATTACATCATCTACCGAAGAAATAATTAATGGTGTAACTTTAGCAAAGGTGTTTGATGTACTATTGTAGTCAAACAAACCAAAACTACTAGCATCAGTATCAAACCATAAAGTTCCGTTAGGACTTCTAGCTACCGGGCGTGTTGAGCCACTAGCTAGCTGAGCTAAATCAATATCAGCACGAATAACCCATACTCTGTTTCCAAGTCCTAATGCACTATATGCGGCCATTAGACCATATTCATTAATTTCATCACCATGTGATGGGGTACCAGTTACACTTTGAATGAAATTAGGTAGTCCATACATAGATGATAGTTCACGCTGGCTGGACATTCCATATATCTTTCCAGCATTTGCTTTCAATGTGCCTGCAGCAATTGTATTGTTAATAACTTTGTTTTCGGCAGTGGCTAACAATACAAAAGGTACTGTGCCAACAGCGGATGGTAAATATTGACTTTCATCAATGACTGTAATTTCTATTCCTGGGGATACTAATGCCATGATATTTCCTTTGTTAAAACATCTCTGTTAGAGTTATTTATTTTTTATCTCTAAAAAAGTATGGGTTGAAGGATTATAATGGTATTTAATTAAATTTTTAATCTGCCTATATAGATGATCTAGATCACTACTGTTATGTAAAACATAATCAAACTGCACTGCAGCCCAACTATATTCACTTGCATGAACTTTTTGCTCATCAAGGAATTCTTTACTATCTGATGATGCACTATTCATGTAAGTTATTGCATGTGGCATCCATTCTGGATCAGGTCCTCGCATTACTCTGATACAAATACCACCTTGATTTCTAATTGCAGAAGCTTCATTAGTGAATCGGACATCACTAATTACAATATTGTACTGTGTATTGCGTATTTTATTTTCTAAACTAGCAATCCAAATATCATCATGAAAGCCATGACGACAAACTTCAGTTCCCCAATATTGTAAAATCCAACGAGGAGTAAGATGAGGGATATTTAACCTAGTAGCCCACCAGGAATCAATTTGTTCCCTCCACTCCCTAGCTGATGAGGTTCTTCCTTCTAAAAGAATTCGGTCCCAACCAAATACTGAAGCAACGGCGTCTTTAAGAGTACCAGCAAACGATTCACGCTTAAATCCATGTGAATTTACCAAATAATCAGCGATGGTATCTTTCCCACTACCGATTAAACCTGCGATGCCTACTATCATATAATGCTCCTAACTTAGCATTATGACATAATAAGACAATTATGTCAAGTAAGTATTATCCGGTAATCCAAGACATTGGCATTCCACCATCAACATAATTCTTTAGGTCATTCTCAAGTTGTTCCATCTCAGCCACGGCTTCTTGTTTCAATGCATCACCATTCAATGTAGTCCCACCACTTGGGCCTGGCACTGAAGCAAATTTACTGCGACCTTCTCCAACAATGCGCTTAGCAAAACTATAAGCATAATCTTGTAACCATGGGTATACCATATGGTCATTCAATAACATTGAATCAGGTTTGTAATTGTAAATTTGTAATAATACAGTTTCTGCAGGTACATCACTCAATGCACTCCATACTTGAGTACTTCTTAAATCATGTGTTACTACCTCAGTAGCTTGTAATTGACTATGTGCAAGAACTACTATAGTAGTTTGTAACCCATCAACTGACTGCACTTGATATGATCCATTATACCCAACAATTTTACAATTTGCAATGTAGATACTATCACCAGGATTAACTGACCAGGCGTCTTGTGTTTGTATTGTTATCGCACTGCCTACTGTTTGTCCTGCAGCACTTAATCCAGCCAGTCTAATATAGTTATGTCCGGAAGTTGGGATTTTTCTTATTAAGGTTATCTTTTTACTAACTGGATTCCATAGAAAATTCATGAATCCACCAAACATCTTCATTGCAAGTTTTTGATAATCAGTGAACAACTCATAATTAGTCAATCCACCTACTCTACCTGCAACTAACATATAAGTGTTTAAGTATCCTGAGGCAAATGGTTCAAATTGACTAGCACTAGTACCCGTTACTGAACCAATGCCACGCCTATACACTTGTCTTACAGTGACTATTTCTCTTGGTAAGATATATTCTTGTACTTCAGGTTTTAGGTCAAGGAAAGCATAACTTTCCTCAACTGAATTACTAGATTTTTGTCTGTATTTTATCAATGCTTGCTTGATTGAAAGATCATAATGTGCTTGATCAAGCTCAACATCAACTATGCCATCACCCAATCGCAATCTGATGTAATCAATAATTTCATTACGCTTTTCTTGTAGCGCAGTTACTAGTGATTCATCAAATGCAATGGGTCCCGGACCACCTAAGTTGTCCGTTTGTATGCTTTGGGTAATCGGATTTAAGTCTGGTTTGATAGTAGCCATATTTGTTAGTCCTATTGTATATATTTAGCAACAATAAGACTTGGCTACTATCTATGTCAGACTACTTTCAATAACAACACTTGATCATTGATACGACCAGACAATTTGGTTTCAGTAGTGGTAACTGATTCCATAAATTTTCGCAATTGAGGCTTAGTTGCCTTAATGAACGCCTTCAATTGATCGGCTGGCTTACGCAAGGTCTTTGATACACTTGTTACTGTGTCAAACCCAATGATTGAGGTCCCCTTCACACTCAATGATCCAGCATGGCTATCCGCAATGTATCGACCAAGCTTCCTTGTTTTAGTGTCATAACACCAAAGCTCAGTTGCACCAATGATTTCAACAGGCTTGATGCTAACCAACTTGAGAACCTTATCCTCAACTTGATATTTTAGCTTCGCAACAATCTTGTCTTTGCTTAGTGACTTTGGAGTACGGGTCTTGCGAACAGCCTTTTTAACTTGACTATAGCTATCACAGTCAGTCATCAGACTAGCAAGCCAAGTTTGAATCCTACGCCAATCCGCAGCCTTGTAATGCTTGTATGATTCCTTATGATCAGGATCCATGCTAGCTTGAATGACAGTCAGTTGGTCACTACGGTCCTGAAAGTGATTATGAATTTTGGTAACCAATGCACCAGGAACATTCTCAGTCTTCAAGAATTCAAAAACTTTGCCATTGGTAGCTTGATTCAAGATCACCTCATCAAACCTACCCTCAAGTTCTCCGATAAATTCACTGAGTTTTTCATTCAATCGTTCTTGAATGGTCATAACCGGCACAGCAACTTTATCTTGTACTGGTGCATATTCAGGTTCATCACCCATTGACAATTCAATTGCTTGAGTTACACACTCAAGAATGAATTCAATATGCCGATCTTTCAATGGCATACCTGCCCGATTTGCCATTGCCAATGAACATGCTGTCATTGGAGTATGCCTGTCAGCAGTTTTCACATACTGATCAAGTGTTTTTTTGTCTATTGTATTGCTACGACGTAGCCATTCAATCAAGTGCTTTCGTGTGCCCTTGGTATTGTAAAAGTGATTGTAATAATTAAGACTTTTCCGTAGAAAGTGATCAAATGTTTCACTATCAAATGTAGTAGCCCGATCATGATCCCATTTGGGTTCAGTACCTGTATACTTTTCATCCAGGAACAGAGGATTATGTTGACGCACAGTGCGTTTCGGAACTTTGATTTCGCCTACTTTTGCCATCTCTGGTTTCTCCATCAGTCTAGAGTGCTATTATGACATAGGTTGATAGAAATGTCAACCATGTCTGTTGTACTTATACAACACTTAGGGGTGTCATCTTCTAGATAAATATAAAAAAGAAGGAACTAGCATGGCCCGTTTAAGTTTATGGAAAGATGGCAGACATTCCAACGATTATAAATTCTTTGACCGTAGAATTTCAGAGATGTTTACTATCGGTGGTACCGGAGTGCTAGTTCATAAGTATCTAGGTCCATTAAATCAGGGTGTTACTAATGATGCTACTCAACCACAATATCTAAATCAAAGTGAACAAAATATACAAGACTTATTACTATTAGAAAATCGTGATCGTAAATATGATACTAGTGTATATAGTATGCGAGGCATGTATCAAGTTAGTGATAATGATTTTGATTTAAGTCAATTTGGATTATTTTTACAAACTGGTACATTATTCATGACCTTTCATATTAATGATATGATTGAAACTATCGGTCGTAGAATTATGAATGGTGATGTATTGGAATTAGTACATTTAACTGATTATGGTTCACTAGATCAAAGTGTACCTGTTGCTCTTAAACGATTCTTTGTGGTTGGTGATACTAGTAAGGCAAGTGAAGGATATAGTCCAACTTGGTGGCCGCATTTGTGGAGGTGCAAAATAAATCCAATGGTAGATAGTCAAGAATATAAGGATATATTAACTACCTTAACAATAAGTGATGCTGATCCAACTCCATTAAAAGATATTCTAAGTAGTTATAACAAATATATTGATATAAATGAAGCGATACTTAATCAAGCTGAATCTGATGTTCCAGAAAGTGGCTATGATATGACACTCCGTTATACATTTGATCCCAATGGTGAAACTCCTAATGCGAAAATTAAAGGTTATTTGAGTGCTGATGGTATACCACCCAATGGTTTACCAGTAGAAGCTGGTATTAGTTTTCCAGCTAATCCTGCAGAGGGGGATTATTGTTTACGATTAGATTATAGTCCTAATAGGTTGTTTAGGTATGATGGGCGGCGCTGGCTCAAGATTGAAGATGTACAAAGAACTAACATTACTAATGGGGCTGATAATAATCTAACTCTTCGTAACAGTTTCATTAATAATAGTAATACATTTATTGATCATAATCTTGAAGTTCAGCCAGAAAAACAAACCTTGAATACAATACTAAGACCTAAGGCTGATATATAATGAATTCATATTTTTATAGCGGACAGATTCGCCGATTCTTACAACAATTTATAAGGTTGATGAGTAACTTTCAAGTTCAATTAGGACAGGATCGTAATGGTACTAGTAGTTTATTAAGAGTCCCAGTATTTTATGGTGATGCTAGTAGGCAAGCTAGCCAGATTTTGAGAAATAATAGTGAAAATACATTATTAGGTGTGCCAGCAATGGCTATATATATTACTGAATTTCGTTATGATCGTAGTAGAGTACAAGAACCATTTCACGTAAGTAATTTGAATGTCAGAGAGAGAGCATATAATCCGGTTACTGGAGAGTTATCATCATCACAAGGTGATATTCTTACAGAAAAGATTAATGCCTATTCCGTATAT